TGCATCCATGCTATCTTCTTCACGTAGATAACTCACAAGAAACTTAGTATAGTTAGTATCACTGGTCCAAGTGTCTATTTTGATTTTATTATTCAGTAGCCAATCGATATATCTACTGACATTGATCACATTGACTTCACTACAATAGATTCCAAATTTAACGAAGGCAAGATAATACGAACTCTTAACAAAGTCCATATAGTCACGTTTCTTTTTCGTGGCTGTGTTCTTTGTATAGAACTGCAACCACGACTGAAAACCTATTCTGTTGCCGTGCTTATCTTTATCTTGCCATCTACGTTTAGTCTCACATATATGATTAAAAACCGTAGACTCACGCAAGAACGTTCTACCGCAGAACTCGCAACCAAAATTAGTTGCCGTTGTCTTTTTCGTATTGTTCGATTTCATTATCACTAACGATGCCATTTAATATTTCTATCTCGTCAAATTTTAAATTGGGGAACTTCCCAGCAAGATAAACCTTGCGTGATTGTTCCTTCACAAATACTTCTGCTAACTCTTTATGCGTTGCTTCAGATTCTTTGGGATATATTTTACTGTAATACTCTTTAACGTCTTTTACAGTAGCCTTATCTTTTAGTTTACTGACACGTTCTTTAATCTGAGGGATCCACGGATGAAACTGTTTTCCTTGACCAAGACCTGCCACGCATAACATCATCCATTGAAGTTTAGGATGATTAGTTATATGCTCGTTAAACATATGTTTGTTTGCGAATTCTTGTGCGCTTAACAAGTGAAACTGCTGTAACGCAGTACTTGATTTTACTGTGCTAGCATAATGTAGCAACATCCACGGGACAAACTTCTTTTGCTGTTCAGGTGTCAGTCTATCATAGTACCCATAATCTTTGTTGTCGATAGCGGCTATGGCTTCAAACAATGGGAAGTCTGTGTTCTGAAATTTTTCGTCTGCTGAAAGTGCAGTTTTCTTTGCCATTAAAACACCTGACTGTAATCTACTATCTCACAATTACGGCTAATCTCTTTTACAAAATATACGCATCTAGGTTTAGGACCATCGTCTATAGGCACTGCTAAAAATTGACCATTGCGTAGTCGAGGTGCGTACCATGTTACGTCATGGTAGATGTCCATGATCTCTATCGGTAAGAAACTAGGATTGAAACTGCTTAATGGATTGAACTCAAACACACTAAAGCCCCTATCATTCAAACTACTCAATGGCAACGTTTCTAAATCACCATGATCCTTTTCACCTATCAACACTTGCCAATCTACTGGCATCTTGATTGTTCGATTGCCTATCTTCAACACCAGTGCCGGGCTATTGAAACTTTCTAAAAAGATTAATGGTATATAGTGATAATCTACATTCTGCGGATTGCTATTGTCTAGTATAGCAAAACGTAAATCATCAATCTCTTCTGGTAGTGTTTCTAAATTGTAGTGTATATTTTCTAATGTTAATATTCGCATAGTATTAGTGTATCATATAAAATTTTAGTAGTCAAGTTTTTCCAAACTAAATGGATACTTGGCTTCTTTATAATAAGCCTTGCGTTGCGTTAAATGACGTTTGGCGAACTTGCAATCGCTTGTGATATCCCAAATCTCTACATGGTCCTTATCTTCAGCCTTTCGGATACCTCGTCCAATACTTTGTATAACTCTAACAAAGCTCTTTCCGGGTTCCAAAAGAACCAGATTAAAAATCCTAGGGATATTAATACCCACAGCGGCCACACCATAAGTCGCCACAATAATCTTGTCGTTGCTAGTCGCAACCTCGTCATACTCTTCCTTTCGTTCTGTAAGTTTTGTCTCGCCGCTGATGAACACACTGCCAGGCAATCGATTAATCAACTCACGACCTGCATTGACACGATCAACCAATATCAATGTGTTTCCACTATCTTTAATCTTGTCAATCAACTCTGCAATCTTGTCCAAACGTTTTTCGTTCTCTAATAGGTGTTTAAGTTCACTTTGATAATTTGAAAACTCTACCCCATCTTTTAACTGAACAATGTTTACGTTACATTGTGCTAGTACACCTTTGTCTTGTAGTTCTGCGGCACTTAGTTTGCCGATAACAGGACCTAGGCTTACTAATAATGCAATCTTTTCAAAGTCTGCTTTAGGAATAGTTCCCGTGAGTCCCCAACGAATAGGTATATGACTAAACACTCCGGTCAATAGTGTTTTAAGTGCATCAGCCTTAGCCATATGAACTTCATCGACAATAACACAAACAACACCTTCGATGAACTCACCTATGCTAACGTCAGCATCACCTGACTTAGTATTCTTTAATAGATTGTTTAGACTTTGCCATGTACAAATAGTATGTGTCTTGCCGAACTCCTTACGATCACCGAAGTACACACCTACATCAAGTCCCATATTAATATAGTCTGCTTCTGTTTGCGTGACAAGACTTTTGTTAGGAACAATAACTATACTGCGCCCATAGTATTCTATACTTTTACTAAGTGCGGCAGTCATAATTGTTTTACCTGCACCAGTGGCTACTTCTTGTAATGACTGTGGATTAGCCAAAAAGTTATTGACTATATCTACTTGATAATCACGCAACATGATTGGCTGACCCGCCATTGGATGCTTATCTGGCCATTTCTTATCTGCGAATGAATCTGCGGACACTTCAGCGAAACTAAAGGTGTTGCTGTACTCTCTTAAATCTTGCAACTCAATGTCATAATCATATTGCTCAAGTATGGGAATGATTTCAGTAAGTAGATTGATATAACTGCTACCACCTAGACTAAAGAAACTTACCTTACCATTCCATCTACCTAGTTTAACGCTAGGTAAATATCTTGCACCGGGAATCTCATATTCGAATTTCTTCATACACGCTTTACGTGCATCAAGTTCTAGACCCTCGATTTTTATATTGACTTCATCTTTAACTATTATTTTTGCTTCTCTCATAGCGGCACCGGTCTAGAAATTTGTAGTTGTATAAACTTAGTTAGCCTCTTACCTTTAAATTCAGGTAAGTAATCTGCGCCAGTTACCAGTTTCAACATGACTGGGTTCTTAGCATCATCTTCAGTATAGAATCTAGAATTATTAGCAACTTGAATATTTAGTTGTTTAAGTATGCCTGTAATCTCGTTTCGGGTATTCGTATTGCCGAGTCCTCGCCCAAAATAAATTAAGTCTACTTCAAACTCTTTCAACCATTCGGCTACAGTATTGAAGTGATCTAAATCAATCACAGGGCTAAAATTACTAGCAAACAATTTCTTAGGATCGTTCTCTGTTACAGATGTATCAATTTTAATTCCATATTGCGACAATAAAAACAATGTCTTAGGATCATCATCAAGACATAGATTACTGATGGCGTCTCCTAAAAAAGAATTCATTGCAGCCACATAGTAATTACCATTTGACTTTACATAAGTAGGATCCCAAAAGGTTGCCTCATATGGAATAACCTGATTAAGCAACTCCATGATCTCTACACTATAGACTACTGTATTAAAATACTTTGGCAATACGTTGTATATTAATCTAAGTGCATTTGTTGTCAATGGGCTAGCATATTGTTTGCTATCACGACTCCATTCGTATGTGTTGTTTTCGGTGCTTCTAAAATCTGATATAAAATGTTTATTAAAAGGAACCTTCAAAATAATTTTTTCGCCTACCATGGACACTTGCGCACCGGTGAACTCAGATGTGCTTTCTACAATAGGCGTGGTCCAAGGCAATGCCTTTAATTCTTCTTTAATAAAACCCATCTTAGTAAACTGTTTAGCATACTTGCTAACAAGTTTTTCAAACAATGCCTGCTGATTGCTTGTTACACGATGATATTTGGCAATAAGATATTCCAAATTGTGTAAAAACTTTTGATCATAGGTGCTAAGTTTTATTTTTTGATTTAGAAAATAATGTAACAAATGTTCCTTAGTTTTTAACATCTTAACATAATAACAAGTCCTGATAGAAAAGACAAGCATAAAGGCAAAAAAAGGGGACCGAAGTCCCCTTTTGTTTAGATTGACTACTGATTAACGCTGACGCATCACCGTGTTCTCAGCAAGCATACGCCAGTTAGTCGGGCTGACCTTGACAAGGTCACCGATCTTGAGGGCCATGCGAAGTGACAACTCACGCAGTTTGGTCTTCTGTTCCCACATGAAGTCCAAAATCTCATTAGCCTGAACTTCATTAAAATCATAGTCCTTAAACAGACCACCAGTATCAGTACTGTCACGATGGACCTGCTTGATACGGAGCATCTTGTCACGCTCACTATCAACCGTCAAGTCAAGGAAGTGACAACGTGATTGCAGAGCCTCGAGGTGATCCTGCAACTTCTTACTCTTGAGGTTCTCAAACTTCAAGTTAGTGATGAAGATAGCACTACCACGGAACTCAAACTGATCGGGCACACCTTCACGGCGAAGCATAGCACTATCACTGTTCCAGCAGATACGCCGACGCTTACCACTGTCAAGTGCGGCCTTGAGAATGTTCAGTGCGAGGTCATCCTGAAATACAGAATCGCAGTCATCGAACACTAGTACGTTCTTAGGATCCGAATACTTGAACAGAGTGCAATACAGACCAATCGGGGTCATTGCACCTTTGATAATTTCGAAACGGACCTTGCGACCTGCAAGTTTGTCAAACATCACGGCCTTTTCGAGTTGGGTCTCAACACCGAAACTCTTACCAACACCCGGAGGGCCCGATACAATCATTGCGCGGATATCACCGTTGATACACGCCTTACTCATTTCATCAAGAATCGCAAAGCGGGTAGCAATACGATCCATAGCCTGCTCATCGGTCTCCTGCACTACCGCAGGCTTCTTAAATTCTACTGTTTGAGACAAATCGGGTTCTCCTTCTGTAAATTGAATGTCGTTAATACTGTTCACCTTAACCTTAACCACATCGATAGCGATATCGAATTGGCCCTCGTTCTTGACGGTCACATAGTTACCTTTCTTACCTGTCTGATAACCCTTGACAAGGGTAAAAGACTGATTCACAACTGGCTTGTTGCGATACTCACCAAATTTCACAAGAATCGTTGACATGTAATTAGTCCTATGCATCAGTTTCAATACTATGTATTATAGACCCAAATGGATTATTTGTCAAGCCTTTTAGGCTATAAATAATCCATTATCTATCAATGACTTAGCACCCCGAAAATCTCATTTTTCAATGAGGAAACTTCATCATGGGGTACATAAAAGTCCGTAGTAGGATCCCAGTACTCTCCAGCCTTCACATCATAGTAAAGAACCCTACCACTGGGGTAGTAGAAAGGACCTTCCAAGCCCTTGCGGGGTTGCCACTTGCGTTCCATTTCCGTCAATTTGCGATATGCCATATTAAGCAGCCTTGTTAAGATATTCGGACACTTGCTCGCCAGTAACCATGTCACCGTTGCGCATAGTATACAGTACACGATAATTCTCACGTCCACCAGCCATGAGCATATCATACTCTTCGGTCTTGCGTTCCACACGCTGGTTCATGTAACCATACTCACCGTTCTCAACGGTGCGATTAGCGACCCAACGACCACCGATCCAACGGAGTTCGAACGGAGTCTCCCACTCCTCGCACACTACGGCATCATTATCGAGGATAGCATAGTCAACCACATACTCCTCGAACATGTCCGAGCGAGTTTCAATCAAAGCCTTGAGGGTGGGGATACCACGTTCCTTGACCTTGAGGGTCTGTTCGACCGAGAGATCGGGAACGATGAAGACCTCACCACCCTTCATCTTCCAGTAAGGCTCACTAGCAGAACCGTAGTTTTCGCGGACTTGAGTGTAGATTGCGATCTTCATAATTGCTCCGTTGTCTGACTGTCTAAGCCTCTATTATATGCCCAAATCGATTATTTGTCAACCGATTACGAACACACGGGGAGATTCATCACGATCCATGAAGTGATTACCCTGCAGGGGAGCGGTAAAAAAGTCCACTGCCTTCTCACGGCGATCATTCTCACCACACCAAACCCGCTTGATAAATTCTGCACGGAACGTACCATCCATCTTGCTGATACCAACGACCTTGCCGATCATGTAGCAATCATCGATACCGACGAAATCTAGGCTCTTAACAATGTCACCAACTTGCATTACTGTCTCCGTGTCTCAACTGTCAATAATGCTATTATATGCCCAAATCCATTTATTGTCAAGCCTTTTCAGTAAGAAAAAAGCCTATATAAATCAATAACTTACAGAATCTTACTGGAATAGACTTCTACGGACTTGTCTAATTGCTTGATAAAATCGACTTCAATTTGGTCTTTTGGATCCATAACTGTATGATCGGCTATGATGATACCTAGATTTGTAGGAACAGTGGCATGAATACCGTCACCACCTGAGGTGCTGTGTGCTTGTAATGTGGGCTTGTCAAAAAGTATAGCACCACGATTACTTACGAACATCAAAAAATCTGCATAGTGTGCCGGCAACTGTGCATGAGTATTTGTACCCATGCTATTAGTCAACTTGATACTACAGTTTTTTCTAATCTCATTTTTCTTATTTGTATAGATGGCACCTTCAGTATATTTCATTTCAAGCCTTGTATCATTAAGACCTGTAATAAGAAAGTCAACACCATCTTGTGCAACATACTTTAATGTCTTGTTGCTATATTGTTCTACTGATTTTTCCAGTATACGTGCTTTTAGAAAACGCAACTGTTCAGTGTTCAGTTGGTGACCCAGTGCTTTAACTAGTTTACTGAACCGATGCCAGTCAACATTGACTCTGAGAAAATCTGCAACTTGTTGAGTATTCATGAATTATGTGCTGTAGAAAATATAGCATCTATTGTAGCACGGGCTTGCATTAAATTGCAACTAATACTTTTAGGATGACTGTTAACAATAAAAGAAATAAAACTAGGATTGTAAACTTTAATTTCAATTCTAGTACTATTGTACTCTGCTAGTATATAACGATACCCAAATAATTTACCCTCTTTTAAATATGACTTAACAGATATGGGCATATATTTGCGTTGAGCATTTATATATTGTAATAAAAGGTCTGTGATTGTATCAGAGTCCATGACTCTATTTACTCAGCGACCTTAACAACTAAATTCCACTTAGAATCGTCAGCGGTAAGATATGAAATATTATCTTTCTTGCGTTCAACAAATTTACCAGATACTTCAACGTCCGATAATTTAACGTGATAATCGAAAAGGTTAGCCAAAACGTTATTCTTTTCGATTGTCAACATAACCTTATTTTGATTAGTATCAGTAAACCAATATTCAACATGATTGTTATATTTTCTAAAAGGAGTTGTAGTCTTTAAAAATTTCAAAGTCAAGTTACCCTTAATACGGGTATCGCCTTTGATTTCTACAAATTCTCCACCAAACAATTCTTTAATTTCTAAATCATAGAAATAAAAATAAGGTAGTTTGTATGCTAGACCCAAATAGTTTTCAGGATAGATATATCCTTGTGCAACATCAGACCCGTCAATGTTATTGACAAAATCAAATAGGTCGTTTCTATAATTAGTAAATGGAACATTTTTAAGTTTTAGCACCAATAATTTTTGCTGAAAGTATTTGGCAATCTTATCAGCCAAAACTCTATCTTCACTAGTAATTCTATTGATAACGTATTGATCCGTAAGTGAGTGATAACTAGTCTTATCCTCTTTGCGCAAACGATATAGTGCGCAACTGATAACTAATAGATTTTCATCTACCTTGATAGTTTTTGGTTTAGCATCTCTACGAAACTTTTCACCTAAAAGATCGCTGATATTAAACACTTGTGCGGCATTAGAACTAGTCATAGTATTATCTCAAAAATTAAATTATACACAAATTTCTTGTAAAAGTCAAAAACATATTACCCAATGGTAATGTCTTCCATACCTGCTGTACGCAGGCGAACAATGTGACCCAATTGCCACTGCTTACTATCAAGGCCTTTCATGATGCCTAACCATTTATTGCGTAATAACGCAACTTCATTGATTAATACTTCATAATCAATAACCTCTTCTTCGCCATCGACATACTTTTCAGCATCACGGCTGGTCAATGCACGATTATAGTTTTCTAAATATTTTTGGAAATGTTTCCTACGTATCTTACGTAGTTGTACGTTAAGATAGTTTAATACTGCTTCTATCTCTTGTAATTGGTTAAAACGATATTCGGTAACGCCGGGTAAAGCGGCAATGTTTTTTTCAACTTTGCCGTTTACCCGAACATCACTTTTTGCAGACAACAACTCATTTTCATAATGAGTAATGAAGTCTGGTATTGTACTTAAATCCTGTGTGACTCTAGTATACCAGTTCATCAATAATCTTCGTCGTCGTAATCTTCGTCCTCATACTCTTCCTCTTCTTCCTCGTATTCAGATTCCTCTTCTTGCGTGAAGAATTTAAGAGCATCCATTACTACTTGATCACGCCTAAACATTTCTTTAATTTCGGCTGTGTCAATGTCGTTATCAATTAATAAATTAATCAATGTCTCAGCCGCTTCTTCATGATCATTACGTTGAATGATTGGCTTAAGTCCATCCCATAATTCTTTAACTAATTCAATACTCATTCAGTAGTTTCCTCCTCAGGTGATACATTACTTATCTTACCCTGAGATTTTTTCTGAAACTCTGACATAACAGTATCCAAGCATCCGTTCTCGTTACTCTCCCAACCTTTGCGGAAGAATTTAATAATCTCACCGTCAACTGTTGTGTAACTCAAACGATTACCCTCTTTGGTCAATAGACCTGCACCTTCAAACAAATCAAGCAAACCGCTATAAGGATTCATGCCAGTCTCATAAGGAATCTTGACTTGAACACTTTCGAACGGCTTTGCGTAACGTGTTTTCATAACTTTACATGCGCTACGAATACCACGTACTTCGCTGACCTTGTTGCCATCTTCATCTTCTTTAAGTTTTAATTTACGCATAGCAACAACAATACTTGAAGCATATATAAAGCCTTGACCACCACTGATTTTATCATCTGGATCAAACATATCTTGTGAAGCATAAGTGTGATTAGTCGCAACTAATCCTACATTATGACTACCAAACATGTTTACACAGTTACGAACAAGTGCTGTCAATGCTTTGGGCTTACGACCCATGTCACCCTTCATGTCACCTGCTTCAAACTGATTAACATCAGTAGGCGTGAGCAACATACCAAGACTGTCAATAATGAAAAGGACCTTTGGACGATCCTCTAGAGGCATCGTCTTATAACTTTTCATAAACTCACTAATAGTCTTAGCAACGTCATCAATCATTGCCATGTTAAGTTTCAATAACTTTTCTTCGCTTGTATCTACACCAAGATTGTGCAACCATGTTTCATCAAGTGCGTTTTCGCTGTCAACTAGTACAACAAAAATCCCTTGCTGTTGCGCATGGCGAACAAGGTTACCGGAACAGATATATGACTTTCCTGATCCTGATTCTCCGGCAAAGACAGTAACTTTGCCAAGAGGTACACCTTTGTTAAAATCACCACTAATAAGAAAATTGAGTGCGTGATTTCCTGTGCTGATCCAATCGGTTGGGTCATTAAACCCGATACTAAGTCCTTCAATGGACTTGGTAATATCTTTTCTAAATTTGCTAATATCAAATGGCTTACCCACTAGGGCCTCCTATCATCTTTGTATATTCATCCTTATTCTATCAGAATAACTAATTTTGTCAAGGTATTCTGGACTAGTATCTGCGATACGTTCCAATTCGTAATCGCTGGGATAATGTCTTAATGCACCACGTGCCCTGTCTCTAATGATACTTGGAACACGTGGTGTCTTACCTGGATCGCATAGTTCTTCCAATAGTTTTCTTCCTTGCTTTAATGCGCGGAATCTTTCGTCTGGTAGTGTCATGGAAGTTCTCCTAAGAAAGGGGAGTTTCCTCCCCTATACCTTTTTAGGCTGACTTATTCTGCCTCGCACGAATCATAGCAAGGATATCTTGCGCTTTATCGCTTGAGGGCTTGTCAGTAGTCTTTGGTACTACTACAGGACTTGATGCTGTTGCGTCATCATCTTCATCACTTGAAGCGGATACTGCGGGTGTGCTGGTTTCAGCAGTCACAGGTCGTTCGTTCGCAGTTCCTGCTGGTGCTTCAAGACCATAAGGACGATAGTATTGACCCCAACGATCATTGTCATAGGGTTGACCATCAACACTTGCTTCAAACATTTCTTTGATAACACGCAATTCAGCCTCGTTAGGTTTCTTAGGAAGAAACTCAGCAAGATTGAAGAGACCATGACTTTCGATAGCAGCCTGTTCTGCTTCGGTAAGTGCTGTCTCCTTACGTGCCCATGTTGAAGTGCTATAATCAGCATAACCACC